AACTTTAAATCTGTAAAATCGAAAGTAACAGGAGTGGCTTGTGAATTAGAAGTTATATGGCCATCAAAATAGATTTTAATGAAAGCGACTGGTAAGCCTGTTTGACGAGAAAAGAGTTGACAAAGAACAGCTTCATTACTATTAATTACAAAACGACGTGAAAGAAATTGTTCTGCAAGAAAAGTTGTTGTTAATGTAAATGGTGTAGCAAAAGTACCAGCACCATAAGAAAATGTGACAAGAGATTCACCTACAGGAGGAGTGATGTTAGGTGTAGTACCATAAGTAGCACTACAAACGACTGAAGCATTCGGTTTCAAATAGTAATTAGTAGAAACCGTAGCACCAGCAACAGTTACAGCACCAGTAAAATTAACTGGAGATGTAGCAGCTACTGCACCAGGTTGAAGGTAACGGACGAAGCTACAGCCAGTATTTGTAATTACTAACTGTACGGGTTTTAGAACGTTATTTCCTATAGTAGGAATCATACTTGTAGCAGAGCTAGAGAACCAAGGAAATCCTCTACCTAAAAGTGGTACACTATTAAGAGTAGTGTAAGGAGGATCTTGAAAGATGGCACCAGCTAAGTTAACCATACCAATGCGAGCATTTGATACAGTAGTCGAAGCTTCAATACGCATCTGAGAAACTGGGAAATTGAATATAGCATGTGAATGTAGATTAGGAGTTGAGAAAAGATCAGACCATTTATCAACATCAGAATTAGCAGCTTGTGTAATGTTTGGAGGAATAACTTGGATAAATCGAAAATCAGGAGCTAATTTGTTAAAGATTTCGACATCAATTTGGTTAGTGCCTGTTGCAGAAGTATTTAATTGAAGAATTACAAAAATGACAAAATAGCCACCAATGTTATTAGGATCAGAGAAATCATCCTTCATGTAATGGTACATTATAGGACGTTGATCAGGAACATGTTTACAAACAGCTTCAAGAGTTTTAGGATCAATAACGCTATATTCAAAAGCAGTGAATTGTGATACAGTTTTTAAAGTTGTAGGATCAATATTAGGAGGAATACGAGCAATTCCAAGAGCACCAGCGTGAAAACCTGTACCAGCGACTTTAGCTTGATATTCTAAACCGCCGTTCCAAGCATTAAAAAGTCCTGATTGATAAGCAATACAATTATTAGCACGAAGAGGAGTAATGGGAATATTAACAAGTAAAGTTCCAGGAAGTTGACTTGTAGACCAGGTAAAATGTTGTAAAGAAATATTCTGTTTCTTGAGGTAACTCATGATGTCACAGTCAGGAGCGACATTGGCATGACGAGGTCCCTCAATTGTAGCTGCTGGACGTCCGGCAATAGCAGGGGCATCAAGAGCATTAGAATCAGTACTTGAGAACGTTGAACCTGTTGCTACTTCGCCGACTACTGCAGGGATGGGAGGGTTATTTCCGCCGTTTTCCATGTTTTAGTATTAAATCTTATATTAGGTTCTATTAATAAATCAGAATCAAAAATTATATTTTCTTTAGAAATGGGACAATTTGTTTTGTGATTAATAATTTGAGTATTTGTATATTCAATATTTGAATTATTTTCGCTTTGTAAATTTTCTTTTGGCAATTTTGAAATTGCGAATTCTGAAAGGAGTTCGCCGTACTTGTTAGTTATAGCATCACCTACTTCAAAACCGAAGTATTTGTGGCCATAATCAACAACAAATTTATGATTACTTGTAAAATTAGTGAAATTATATTTATTAAAAACGTGTTTTATAATTTTATACATTAATCGATCGGGCCTAAATCTAACATTATCAGGATAGTAAACGTATTTGCATTTAGAAGGATTTTCGTAGTAAAATTTAGCTTTATCTTCTTGTTGATGACATTTAGCTCTAGTATATTCGTAGCAATGCATTATACTTACAAACTTCTTCTCAGCAAAAGTAAACTCGCGTGGATAAAGGGGATGTAATTCATTAGCATAAGGAATATTAATTATTTCTTTAGTTTCAATTTTAGGGAAAGTAGAGCAAAAGTAAGTTTCGAAAAATGCTTGTTCAAAGGTAGGCAATTTAGGTAAAACCATAGAATATTTCTTACTACATTCTAATAAATGTTTTCTAGTGTTATTAAATACATCTTTTCCTTTAAGTGAAGCTTCTGAAAGACAAGTTAAAGCTGATAAACCAATTGTTGATGGATCATAATGAATTCCTTGATTTCGTCGATATTTATAACGTTTTGAAGCCTTACACCAATTTAACATTTTTATAAAACAATTATCTTCTAAAGCACCGACTAAAAATTTTTGTTTAGCACCATTTAAGTTTACTCCTATATATTCAAAACTACGTTTAAGAAAAGTTAATTCATTTAAAGGTTGCATAGTTAATTCTGTTTCTTTATCTGCTGATGTAATTGTAAAACCTATATTATTTAAAACTTCTTGAATATTAAAAGGGTTATACCAATCTAAAACCTCTGAACGTATTGTTTTAATTAAATCATCTCCGAATGTTGCATCTGTGGTATAATCGTCGTATTTATAAAATTTTTCTAAACAATGTTGTGCTGCTAAAACTTTCCAAGCATATCTCATATTTAAATTACCAGCAATATTATTTTTACCACCAGTATCTTCGCCTCCTGACATTAAACCACCAGGACATTCTATAATTAAATCGTTGACTAAAACTAAAGGACTATTTTCTTGTTCGTGTAATTTACGTCGTATATCATCATCTTCTTGCTTCCAATTTGGATCTGTTTCTCTGTAAATATTGTTATAAATTTTATGATATCGTTCTAAAAATTGTTTTGGATGCGAAGAGTCAAAACCTGTATAATCGCAATTCATTCCTAAATTTCCTGTCTTTAATAAATATTTATGTAATTTAGCGTATTCATGTGAAGAAGCATTAATTCCTATTTTAAATGGTATTGAAGAATTTACGTAAGTTAAAAGTGCCTGTGCTGCTCCAAAATATTGTTTCATAACCATAAAATGATATAAAGGACCCATTTCAAAAATTCTTGTTCCGCAATCTTTAATTTTCTTAATTTTTAAGACTTCATCTTTCTTCTGTGCGACGTATATTACAGCAGTTCTTCCTTCATGTGTTTTAAGATAATTTAAATATGAATTGACATCTGATAAAATTTGTTGACCTTTTTCGTTTTCTGCAAATTCGTACTTACAAGTTTCAATATTAAAGAAGAAAGCATCAGCCTTATGTGTCATTCCTCCACATTCATAAGAATGAGGATATCCAACACCACTACTCATATTAAGACTAGGAGAAGTAGAATAATATTTACAACCATTGATTACTTCATCCATAGTTAAGATTTTAGATTGCATTCCTGCTCTTCTGATTCCTTCTAATAAAACTTCTGACAATTCTTCAACACATTCATCTAAATATTGTATATTAATTTCTTTTTGTTCTTTAGCAAATTTATTTAAACCTTTAAACAATATATTTTCACAAGGTATTTCTAAACGAGGATCTTTTTCTGATAGAACTGAAGGTTCAAAAACACAAATATCAGCTGTTGAAAATGGAGAAGGGTAAATTTGGGTTTTATCACTAGAATAAGCTGAATTTGAATAAAACTGACTATCTTTATACACACCTGCTCTTCCGACACATCGAAGTGGGTAATTTAATCCTACTGGCAATTCAATATCTTCTAT